TATGGATATCAATGCAATTAAGAAAAAGTTAGAGGGTCTTCAAAACTCTCAAAAAGTATCACCTAAAGAAGATAATACACAGTGGAAACCTTCTATAGGAAAACAGATAGTTAGGGTTGTTCCTTCAAAATTCAACAAAGCAATGCCTTTTTCAGAAATTAAATTTCATTATGGTATTGTAAAAAAAGTAATGGTTTCACCTATTAATTTTGGTGAAAAAGATCCATTGGTTGAGTTTGCTAAAAAACTTAGGAAAAGTGAAGAACCCGAAAATTGGAAGCTAGCTAAAAAACTAGAACCAAAAACTCGTTACTTTGCTCCTGTTATTGTAAGGGGAGAAGAAGATAAAGGAGTTCGTATTTGGCAATTCGGTAAAGAAATTTATGAGACTTTTCTTCAATTAGCAACTGATGAAGAAGTAGGAGATTATACCGATGTTATGGAAGGACGTGACATTAAACTTACTACTGTAGGACCTGAAACTACAGGTACCCCTTATAATCGAACTACAATTGCCCCTTCTATGAAAACTTCACCTCTTTCTGAGGATGCTGATGAAATTGAAGTGTGGTTAGATAATCAAGTAAATCCAATGGAGCTTTATTACCGTTTTTCTTATGAAGAAATGAAAGAGTTTTTAACTGAATATCTTAATGTAGAAGAAGAAGGAGGAGAAACTGAAAATTCTGAAACTGAAGATCAAGGTAAATCAAATTATTCTAAAGATACTTCTAATTTTACTATTAAGAAAACTAAAGAAGATGAATTTGATGATTTATTTAAAGACTCTACTGATGAAGAAGATGATCTTCCTTGGAAAGACTAAAAATTAGAATATGGCAAAAAAAATAAGTAAATCTTTAACTTCGGCTGTATCTAATGAAATTAAACAAAAATTTGATCTAAATAGTTTTAAGAAAAAGAAAGGACTTGAAGGTAATGCTAAGTTTAAAGAACAAAAATGGCTACCTTTAAGCCCTGCTTTCTCAGAAGTACTTTCAATACCTGGAGTGCCCTTAGGTCATGTTATTTTGTACAGAGGTCATACTGATACAGGAAAAACTACAGCTCTTATAGAAACTGCTGTTGCTGCCCAAAAAGCAGGTATAATGCCTGTTTTTATTATAACTGAAATGAAATGGAATTGGGATCACCCAATTCAAATGGGTTTAGAAGTAAATGAAATTGTTGATGAAGAAACTGGAGAGATATTAGATTATGATGGGTTCTTTATTTATGTAGATAGGGAATCTATTAATACTATTGAAGATGTAGCTGCCTTTATTTTAGATTTATTGGATGAACAGAAAAAAGGTAATTTACCTTATGATTTAATGTTCCTATGGGATTCAGTAGGTTCTGTTCCAAGCAAAATGTCAGTAGAATCTAAAAATAATAATAATGAATGGAATGCCGGAGCTATGTCAACTCAATTTGGGAATTATGTTAATCAAAAGATTACAATGTCCCGAAAAGAATCTTCTAAATACACTAATACTTTAATATGTGTTAATAAAGTTTGGACCGCTAAACCTGCAGTTCCTATGGGGCAACCCAAATTAATGAATAAAGGAGGGTGGACTATGTGGTTTGATTCTACTTTTGTAGTTACATTTGGTAATGTATCTAATCCTGGTACCTCTAAATTAAAAGCTATTAAGGATAAAAAGCAAGTAGAATGGGGTAAAAGAACTAATATTCAAATTGATAAAAACCACATTAATGATGTTACTACTAAAGGTAAAATTATTATGACTGCCCATGGTTTTATTGAGGATACCCCCACAGCAATAAATAATTACAAAAAAGAGTACTCGGATAATTGGTCTAAAATTTTAGGAGGAAAAGATTTTACTATAGTAGAAGAAGAAGTTTTGTCCCCTGAAAGTGAGTACGAGCACGAACCAGATTAAAATATGGCTAAAAATAAGTTACTAGAACTCCTAAATGATATGGATGAGGAGGAAGATATTTCTTCCTCTCCTCATGATAGAATACTATTTGTTGATGGGTTAAATTTGTTTTTTAGAAATTTTGCCATGATGAATATGGTAAATGAAAAGGGTATTCATATTGGGGGATTAGGGGGTTTTCTTCGTTCTTTAGGAACATTAATTAATGTAATTGAACCTACTTCTGTTTATATTATTTTTGATGGAGAAAATTCAACTATGAATAGAAAAAATATTCTTCAAGAATATAAAGAAGGAAGGCATATCACTAGAGTTACTAATTGGGATATTTTTGATAATGTTGAAGAAGAACATGAATCAAAACTAAACCAGCTAATTAGATTAATTGATTATTTAAAATGTTTACCTGTAAAAACTCTAGCTTTAGATAAAGTAGAAGCTGATGATATTATTGCTTATTTATCAAAAAGTATTACTAATACTAAAAAAGAATCTAAAGCATTTATTGTTTCTAGTGATAAAGATTTTATTCAATTAGTAACTAATAAAATTTGTGTTTATCGCCCAATGGAGAAAGTTTTTTATACTCCTTCTAAAGTATTAGATACTTTTGGGGTAATACCTGAAAATTTTCTATTATATAAAGTATTAATGGGGGATGCTTCTGATAAATTACAAGGAGTAAAAGGACTAGGACCTACTAAATTCCAAAAGTATTTCTCAGACTTAAAAGAAAAACCTTTTTCATTTGAAGAATTAATAGAATATAGTGGAAAACGTCATAAAGATCATATATTATATTCTAGAGTAGTTTTTGAAGAAAATGATTTGAAAAAGAAATACCAAGTAATGGATTTACATAATCCTATGTTAGATGATGTAGAAAAGAAATATTTAGAAGATCAAATAGACTTGCCTCCCCCAAAACTAAATAGTAAATTATTTTTGCAATTGTATAAGGAAGATGGGTTAGGACATTTAATAAAAAATCTAGAGTTTTGGGTTAACAATCAATTTGAATCTTTAAACAAACATTGGAATGACGTTAAATAATTTAGAGAAGTATGGGAAACAGTTTCAAATTAAAGTTATATTTTCTCTATTAAATAACAGAGAGTTTTTAAATAATATACATGATGTTTTAGACGAAAATTATTTTGATAATACTGCTCATAAGTGGATAGTAGATAAAATTATAAAATATCATAATAAGTATCATGCTACCCCTACTTTAGAAGTTTTAAAATCTGAATATGAGAAAGTATCTAATGATGTTCTTAAAATTAATATTAGAGAACAATTAAAGGATATATATAAAGTTGTAAGTAATGATTCTGAGTATATTGAAGAAGAATTTGCTGCTTTTTGTAAAAATCAACAGCTAAAAAAAGCGCTTTTAACGAGCGTAGATTTAATTAAGGCCGAGGATTATGATTCAATAAGGGACTTGATTAATAACGCGTTAAAGGCCGGTTTAGACAAAAATTTAGGACATGAATATAATAAAGATTTAGAAACCCGTTATAGACAAGAACAACGAATTACTATCCCTACTCCTTGGTCTGAAGTTAACGAATTACTGCAAGGAGGATTAGGAAATAAAGATTTTGGATTAATTTTTGGGGGACCTGGAGCTGGTAAATCTTGGAGCTTAGTAGCATTAGCGGGTACTGCAGTTAAATTAGGGTATAATGTAATTTACTATACCCTAGAATTAGGAGAAGAATATGTTGGAAAACGTTTTGATGCTTTCTTTACTAAAATTGCTGCAAATGAAATAATGTATCACAAAGAAAAAGTTGAAGAAATCCTTCCTAAGATAAAAGGAAATCTAATTATAAAAGAGTATGTTACAGGTCGTGCTACTATTTCAACATTAGAAGCGCATATTCAAAAGTGTAGAGATTTAGGAACACCGCCTGATTTGATTGTGATAGACTATGTCGATCTTCTTAAATCAAAGAAAAATTCTAGGGAAAGGAAAGATGAAATTGATGATATTTATGTAAGCACTAAAGGATTAGCTAAACAATTAAATGTACCAGTTTGGTCAGCTTCCCAAGTTAATAGAGCAGGGGCAACTGATGAAGTAATTGAGGGACATAAAGCAGCTGGATCCTATGATAAAATGATGATAGCTGATTTTGCAGCATCAATCAGTAGAAGAGCACAAGATAAAGAACAGGGTATTGGACGTTTCCATATTATGAAAAACCGATATGGAATGGACGGTATTACCTATGGTGCTAGAATTAATATTGCAATTGGTAATTTCCAATTAATGCCTGTTAATCAACTTCCTATTGATTCTGATAGCTCTGAATCTAACAAAAATAAAGGTTACAACTCAGATAATTTTACAATTACTGAAAAAAACCAATTAAAAAATTTATTAAATAATTAAAAATGGCAAAAAAAGATATAACTGAAGAAAGAATTGTTTATAAACCTTTTGAATACCCTGAAGCAAAGAATTATTGGGATAAACAACAACAAGCTCACTGGCTACCTTCTGAAGTCCCAATGATGTCTGATGTTAATGATTGGAAACAAAATCTTAATGAGACTGAAAAAAATATTATAGGTTCTATTTTAAAAGGTTTTGCTCAAACAGAAACAGTAGTAAACGATTACTGGACTGGGTTAGTAACAAAATGGTTTAGGAAACCTGAAATTATAGCAATGGCTACTACTTTTGGTGCTATAGAAACAATTCATGCTGAAGCTTATTCTTTATTAAATGAAGAATTAGGGCTTGATGATTTTAGTGAGTTTTTAGAAGATGAGACTACTATGGCCAAAATAGAAGCTATTATGGAAGTAAGAGATAGCCATGATGATAATATGGATTGGCATGAAATTGCTAAATCTCTAGCTATTTTTTCTGCTTTTACTGAAGGAGTAAACCTTTTCTCTTCATTTGCTGTTTTACTTTCTTTTAAATTAAGAAACCTTTTAAAAGGAGTAGGTACTATTGTTGAGTGGAGTATTAGAGATGAATCAATGCATTCGGATGCGGGTTGTTGGTTATTTAGGACTTTAATTAATGAAAATCCCGAACTTAAAACCCCAGAACTTGAAACTGCTATTAATGAAGCTGCTCTCCTTTCTCTTAAATTAGAACTTGATTTTATTAATAAAGTATATGAACTAGGGGATTTAGAAGGATGCTCTAAATATGATCTTGAACATTTTATTAAAAATAGAGTAAATACTAAATTAAATGATTTAGGATATAAATCTATTATTAGTGATGTTGATATGACGGCTGTAAATAGAATGAAGTGGTTTGACCATTTATCTGCAGGCAAACAACATACAGACTTCTTTGCATCTAGAAACACTAATTACTCTAAAGGTCATATGAGTTTTGATGAAAGTATTTTTGATTAAATAATAATTTAACCCTTATAGCAAAAAAATCAGAATGTTATATATTTATAATAAAATAACATTATGGATTGGGGTTTATTATATAAAAAGCATATTGAAAAGTGTAAAAATCAAAATTTGCTAGAAGGAGAATATTATGAAAAACATCATATAATACCTAGATATCAAGGGGGAGGGAATGAATCTAAAAATTTAGTAAAACTAACCCACTCCCAACATATTATAGCTCATTATATATTATGGAGGTTGTATAATAATTTGGAAGATAAAATAGCTTACAAAATGATGCAAGGTCAAACAATAGAAGGAAAAATTTTAAAACAAGAATTAGCTATTAAAAATTCCTTAAAATATGGGAGAGAATATGTAACCGAAATGTTTAAGGATGAAAAAAAAGTAGAAAAAATAATGGCTAAAAGGAAAGAAACAAGATATAAAAACAATAATGGAAGTTATTATTCCCAAGCTGTTTTAAATCAATTTTCTGAAAATACTGCCCTTAAACATTTATCAAAAAAATCTATAGAGAAAAGGAAAAAATCACAAAAAGAAACTATAGCTAACATGACTCCTGAAGAACGTAGTCTTAAATTTGGAAATCATAAAGAAAACCACCCCTTTTGGGGTAAAGAACGAAAAGGAAATAAAGCTGCTAATTATGGTCAATCTAAAGGATCATATAAAGTTTGGACTCCTGAAGGTGAGGTATTATATTTTAAATCCTTACGAAAAATAATGGATTATGGCTTTGATGAAAAAACTATTAAAAATTGGAGAAACAAAGGTGTAATCCAAAAGCCTAAAAGTGGTGGGAGACCTAGTAAATGGGTAGGGTATGAAATAAAATACACACATAATTATGATTATGGAAATTAAACTTTTAATTAATTAAATAATGGATAATAACTTAATAGTAGATTATAAACAATGGGAAAAAGGGAAAGATTATCCTGAATTTATGGATGAAGTAGCCTTAGCTACAATATCAAAAGGATATCTTTTACCTGGTGAAACCCCTAGAAAGGCTTATAGAAGAGTAGCTAATGCTGTAGCCGAAAGATTAAATAAACCTCATTTAGCTAATAAATTTTTTAAATACATTTGGAATGGATGGATTGGACTTGCATCTCCTGTTCTCAGTAACACTGGTACTGACAGGGGTTTACCTATTAGTTGTTTTGGTATTGATACGCCTGACTCTATTCGTGGAATCGGACTCACTAATGCCGAACTTATGCGACTTACTTCTTACGGAGGAGGAGTTGGAATCTCTTTATCACGTATCAGACCGAGAGGTACCGAAATTCGTGGAAATGGAAAATCTGAAGGAATAGTTCCTTGGGCTAAAATATATGATTCTACAATTATAGCCACTAATCAAGGTTCAGTTAGAAGAGGAGCAGCTTCTGTTAATTTAGATATTAACCATCTTGACATAGATGAATTTCTTCAAATTAGAAGACCTAAAGGTGATCCTAATAGACAATGTTTAAATCTACATCAATGTGTGGTAGTTGATGATGCCTTTATGCGTCGTTTAAACGATAAGGATACTGATGCTATGAAATTATGGCTTGAAATTCTTAAATCTAGAGTAGAAACAGGAGAACCTTATATTATGTTTAAGGATAATGTTAATAAAACAAATCCTTTAGCATATATGATGAACAATTTGGATGTTTCGATGACCAATATTTGTACAGAGATAACACTCCATACAGATGAAGAACATAGTTTTATTTGTTGTTTATCTTCTCTTAATTTAGCTAAGTATGATGAATGGAAAGACACTGATGTAGTTGAAATGGCTGTTTACTTTTTAGATGGGGTTATGGAAGAATTTATCCAAAAAACAAATGGAAAAGATTCTATGATTCGTACCCATAGACATGCTAAGAAAGGTAGAGCACTAGGTTTAGGAGTAATGGGATGGCATACATTCTTACAACAAAAAGGGTTACCATTTAATTCAATTTCTTCAACAGCTTGGACTCATACTATTTTTAGCGATATTAAAATGAAAGCAGAAGCTGCTTCTCGTAGATTAGCTGAAGAATATGGTGAACCTTTGTGGTGTAAAGGAACAGGTATGAGAAATACACACTTGTTAGCTATTGCCCCTACTGTATCTAATTCTAGAATCAACTCATGTTCTGCTGGAATTGAACCTCAACCTGCTAATGTTTATACTTTTAATGGTGCTAAAGGAACATTTATTGTAAAAAATAAAGTTTTAGAAGATTTATTAAAGAAAAAAGGATACAATACTGAAAAAGTTTGGGATCAAATTTTAGCAGATAATGGCTCAGTTCAAAACCTTTCTAATGATGTTTTAAGTGAAGATGAAAAAGAAATATTTTTAACATTTGCAGAAATAAATCAATTGGGATTAGTCCAACAAGCAGCTATTCGCCAAAAATATATAGATCAAACACAATCTTTGAATTTAGCTTTTTCTCCTACTGATTCACCAAAATGGATTAACCAAGTACACATGGAGAGTTGGAAATTAGGAATTAAAACCTTATACTATTTAAGAACTGATTCAGTAATTAAGGGTGATTTAGGTTCTCGAACAAGTGAAGACTGTTTGGGGTGTCAAGGATAAAAAGCTGATTATTCTTAATAAACATAGAAAAATAGGTGTAATATTTATCACTATAAAACAGTGGTTGGTATCTAAAATAACGCGTAAATCCTATATGAAACTTGAGTTATTAAGAATAAGCTCTCAAAAGGACTCTACCAACGGTATATTATTTGATATTACCGATGGTAGAGACTTTTTATGTTATACATTAGAAGATGAAGCTAGAGATTCTAAAATTTATCAAGAAACTAGAATCCCAGCAGGAACTTATAATATTACTTTAAGAACTGAAGGAGGATTTCATCAAAGGTATTCTAAAAAATTCCCAGATATTCACCAAGGGATGCTTTGGTTAATAGATGTCCCTGGGTTTGAGTATATTTTAATTCATATTGGAAATACTGATGAAGATACAGCAGGATGTATTTTAGTAGCAGATGGTCAATGGGAAAATATATCTCGTAAAGATGGATTTATTCCTTCCTCTACTACTGCTTATAAAAGAATATATCCTAAAATAGCAGCTGCTTTAGTTGGTGGAGAAGAAGTTTCAATAAGTATAATTGACTATGATACAGTTAAAATCCCACATCATAATGTTTAAATTTAATATGCTGATAATTTCAGTTACTGCTTTAGCTACTTTTTTTCTGTCTTATTTTTATGACTTAACTTTAAATAATATTAATCAATATTTGGGATTAATTGCCTCAATATGGATTGATGCTTTTTTTGGTATAATAGCAGGAATAAAAAGAGAAGGATTTAAAACTCGTAAATTTCTTTTGGTTTTACAAAGAACAATATCTTGGATAATATTTTTAACTGTAATTTTGATGATTGAAAAAGGATTTATAGGTTCCGAATGGCTTAGTGAAACTATTACAATCCCCTTTATGGTATTACAATTAGTAAGTGCATTAAAAAATGCTCAAGTAGTTGGGTTTATTCCTTCTAAAGAACTTGAAAAATTATTAAATAATATAGATAGACATAAAGAAATTATTCCTAAAGAAGATAAAGAAAATAAATAAGTTATGTGGAAATCTATTCAAGAAAGAATATTTCCTTTTTTAATTGCTCTTTCTGCCCTTTCAGTTTCAGCTTCGGCTGCATTTTATTCAGTAAATGGACTTAGTAAATTATTTGCTGGGGCCTCCTTAGCAGTTTTAATTATGGCTACCTCATTAGAGATAGCTAAATTAATTATAGCTTCTTTATTATACCAATACCGTAAAACCCTTCCTTGGTCTTTAAAAATATATTTGTCAATTGCTGCTTTTGTTTTAGTGGTAATTACCAGTATGGGTATTTATGGCTTCCTATCAGATGCATTTCAACAAACCTCAAATAAAATGGGGATTATAGATTCCCAAATATCTTTAGTTGAAAAGAAAAGAGATAATATTAAGGGCCAGTTAACGGTATATAATAACGAAAAAAATACCGTTAACGGAGCATTATCCGAATTAAGATCAGGATTAGCAAATAATGTTATTCAGTATAAAGATAAAGAAACAGGAGAAATTATAACCACTACCTCAAGTGCTACTCGTAAAGTTTTAGAAAAACAATTAGATCAAGCTTTAGAAAGACAATCTCAAATTAATAATACTCTTGATAGTTTAAATGTCTTAATATTTAAGTATGAGACTGAAATAGTAGAAATTCAATCATCCTCAGATATAGCAAGCGAATTAGGTCCTTTAAAATACCTGTCAAATTTAACGGGTAAACCTATGGAAAAAATTATTAACTGGTTAATTCTAGTTATAATTTTTGTATTTGACCCTTTAGCCATTGCTCTAGTGGTTGCTGCTAACTTTGCTTTTGAGAGACTAAAGAAAAAATATAAAAAAAATATTTACGGAGAAAAAATAGAAAAATTTGAAGATAATGATTTATGGGAAGAAGGTGAGGAATGGGGTGAGGAAGAAGAATTGGAAGAAGAAGAAAAACCTAATGAAGCCTTAAAAGAAGCAACAAAAAAGTACAAAAAAGAAATTATTTCTATTCCCAATACCAACCAGGGAAATATTAGGCGTCCTTTACAGAATAATGAAAATTCAAAAAAATATTTTTAAATTTTAATTGTTTTTATTATCACGATTAATTGTAGTAGTAGCTATTAAACGATTATATTCTTCAATAGTTAATGTAGTTTTTGTTATCACTACTACTTTATTTTCATAAATAATTGCTTCCCTTTTTCTTGTAGGGGTTTCACTAATTTTATGAGTTACTGAGCATGAACCTAATAAAACTATCCCTATTACTAACATTATTAATCTTTTCATCTTATTTATTTTAAAGGTTATCTATTATAAATATTAAGTCATTTTTAAGTCATATTAATGTATTAAAAGCGTCATATTAAACTTAATATATTTTGCATTCTTTTTGGCTACCTCAATTTTTGTTCGTATATTTACCAAGTAATTAAAAAAAAGCAATTATGATACAAGATTTAAAACATAAAAAAATGGTTCAAAATGCTCTTGCTACCATTTTAAGAACAAAAGGAATTAAAATGGAAATGGATCCTGTTGATGAAATCCAACCTTTAATTAGAGGTGGGGTATATGGTGGTAAAGAAGGTTTTTATTTTCGTAAAGATGATTATCAACCTTTTACAGATTACCAAAAAAAGGTAATTGAAAATACTTTTCCTATTAATATAGATTCATACACTCTAAATTTAGAGTTTATTTCTGATGTAGAATATGATGAAGACAGAATTTTCCCCTCAGGAATCCACATTACTTTTAAAAAAAATAGTATATGAAAAAAATAGTTTATTTACATGGGTATGAAAGTAAACAAGGAGGCCCAAAAGTAGATTTTTTAGCCCAAAGTGGGATGGTTTATGCCCCTTCTCTTAATTATACTGACTCTAATCTTGAAAATCACTTAATTAAATCTATTAAAGCTTTTAAACCTGATCTCCTTATAGGAAGTAGTATGGGGGGTTATGTTGCTAACTTACTCTCAGATTATTTTGGGATTGATTGTGTTTTATTTAACCCTGCAGTTGTAAAAGGGAATAAATCTAGACCCACAATTAATGAGTTACATAATAAGTATGAATATAATGAACATAATGAGCCTAATAAAGTAATTGCTTTAGGCCTCTTTGATGATATTATAGATTCTGAAAAAGTAAAGTATTATTTTAGGGATACTCCTAATGTAATTATAAATATGTATAAACATGGGCATAGAACACCTTTTGAAGTTTTTGCCTCTAATGTACAAATAGCTTTAAATGGATTTTGATTTAAGAAAATATTTACAAAATAATCCTTTAACCGAAGATCTCCAAAAAAATAAGTGGACTAAATTAGATAAAGCAGAATTAAACCAATATAAAGATGATATTTTTGCTCTAATTGATAAAGCTTATGAGTATATTGGGGGCCATCCTAATTATAATTCTCCCGAAGATGTTACTGGGGAAGAAGTAGATGCTAATTATGAAGTAATTAATCTAGATCAAGACCCCGAAATAGATGCTGTTTCAGTATCTAAAAAGAAAAGCGCAGGTACTAAATTTACTGCTTCAGGACACGACGGAACATCACCTGCCAAAAGAAGCATGATTAAACACAAAATAGACCGCTTAAAAACACCAGGTTATTATATTGAGGTGTCAGGCAGAATAAAAGATATACTTTTAGATGCAGGTGTGCCTATCGTAGATAACCCAGAAACTATTAAAAAAGTCTTAGCAGGAAAAGAAATTGAAATAAATCCCGATGGTTCTTATCAAAGAAAAATTGGGGCCAAAGTTTTTACAAAAATACTTTTAGGTAAACCCTTAGTTTAAAATGAGTTCTAAAAAGGTTGATGCTCTTTTTATTTCAGATGTTCATATTGGAAGTAAAGGTTCTAAAGCTAAAGAATGTTTAAATACTTTAAAACAATATAAACCTGATTATTTATTTATTGTTGGGGATTTTATTGATGGGTGGTTATTAAAAAAACGTTTTTACTGGACTCAAGATTTTACTAATCTTATAAAAAAAATTTTATCTTTATCTAAAAAAGGAACTAAAGTTATATATGTAACTGGAAATCATGATGAGTTTTTAAGATCTTATACAAACTTAGTTTTAGGAAAAAATATTGAAATTGTTGATGATTATATTTGGAATGGTTATTATATAACTCATGGAGATCTTTATGATGGGGTAGTTAAACTAAAATGGTTAGGACATTTAGGTTCTTGGGGGTATGAATTAGCTATTATAACAGATAGGTTTATAAAAAATTTAGGTTTTAAAAATTCTCTTAGTAAATGGTTAAAAGATAAAGTAAAAGGAGTTGTAAAATTTATCACCTCGTTTGAAGAACAATTAACATACCAAGCTGAAAAAAGAGGGTGTAAAGGGGTAATTTGTGGTCATATTCATTATCCTGTAGTTAAACTTAAAGAATATTCAACAGAATATTATAACTGTGGTGATTGGGTAGAAAATTGTTCGTATATTTATAGCTTAGAAAATAAATTGGTTTTAGTTAGATGAAAAAATTATGGTTTACTTCTGATCTTCACCTAAATCAGAAGAATATTATCAAAAATATTTCTCCATGGGAAAGCCGTCATTCTCTTCGTGATTTTGAGGATCAAAATAAAATGTCACGGCATATTATTGATAAAATAAATGAAAATGTTAGAGTTGAAGATGATCTTTTTATTTTAGGAGATGTTTATTTTGGGAAAAACATAAATCTTCTCCAAGAATATATGGAAGCTATTAATACTCGAAATAAACATTTAATTTTAGGAAATCATGATTGGTTAATTATTAAAAATTTTAAGGAATCAAGAAAATTATTTAAATCAATCAACAACTACCTTGAATTAAATTTTAAATTCCCTATCCCAGGTACTGATTTTGATAAAGACAAGTGGGAAGGACGTGCCCATATTACTCTTTGTCACTATGCAATGAGAGTTTGGAATCGTTCACATAAAGGCTCTTGGATGTTATATGGCCATTCACATTCATCATTGGATGATTTGAATTTAAGAAATAACCAAGAATCAGAATACAAAATTAATCAATACTATACCAATACTAAAACTATGGATGTTGGTATTGATAATGCTTTTAAAGTATTAGGAGAATATCGTCCATTTTCTTTTGATGAAATTTATGATATTTTTGAAAAAAGAGAAAATTTGGTGATAGATCACCACGATAAAAAAACAGAAGATTGAGAACTTTATCCTAACGAAAAGGAAAGATGAATATAATAACTCATACAGATCCTGGAGATGAACAAGAATATGTAAGTAAAAAAATAAGGAATAATTCTATTTTAAAAAGTTTAGTTTGGAAAAGCAAAATAAATTTTGTAGTTTTAATATCAAAAATAAAGTAAATGAAAAAAATATTTTTAATACCTCTAATTTGTACCCCAGTCCTATTTGGGTTTAATAATTTAGAAATTAAAATTGAGGATAAAAGAATATTTCAAAAACAAGTAGAACTAAAACCCAAACCATTAGATTCTTTAATAGAAGCATTAATACAGGTTGAATCATCAGGAGATAGTTTAGCGGTAGGAGATACTCATTTAGGATCACCTTCTATTGGCAGTCTTCAAATAAGACCAGTGATGGTGCGAGAGGTAAATCGTATATTACAACTACAAGGTTATAAAAAAAGATATAAATTAAAAGATAGAAAAAGTAGAAAAAAATCTATCGAAATGTTTTATGTATGGAAAAATTTTCATCATAAAGACTCAGACTTTGAAACTATTGCACGTTGTTGGAATGGTGGAAGTTCTGGTTATAAAATGAAAGCTACAGAAAAATATTGGAAAAAAGTAAAATCTAAATTAAACTAAAATGGAAGATAGAATAGAAATTAATGGTATTTGGTATGTAAAAGAAGAAAACAAAGTACAATCTTCTCAAAACACCCCAGATCTTTATGATGATTATTTTACAACTTTTTATGAAGGGGCTATATGGGAAGACAGTAATGTTCTATTAGAATTTAGTGTTTTAAAACCTTCAAAAAATGAAGAATTAGAATATGATACTATTTCTCTAAAAGTTGTAAATAAACAAACAAAAAAAGAAGAATATTGGGACAATATTAACTTTTTATTAGGAATAGCTAAAGAGGAAAAAATCTGGATTAAATCTCTAAATGATAGTAAGTTAATATCTTCTGAATATAAAAAAGTAATTGAATATTTTTTGAATGATCTATACAGTGAAGGGTATTTAAGTGAGGAAAATAGTATGCAATAAATAAAATGAACAAAGAGAAAGTAAATCATCCAAACCACTATGGGGGAAAAGAAAACCTTTATGAAGTGATAAAAGTCTGTGAGGCTTGGGGATTAGATAAAGATGCTTATCTTTTTAATGTAATAAAATACATTGGAAGAAGTGGTAAGAAAGATGATAACCCACCATTACAAGATCTTAAAAAAGCGTTATGGTATTTACAAAGAAGAATCCAAGTTATTGAAAATGAACATTGAAAAACAATATTTAAAACTACTTCAAGATATTTTGGAAAATGGAGTTCAAAAAGAAACTCGAAATGGTAGTACACTATCCGTTTTTGGGAAACAAATAAGACATAAGATGTCAGATGGTTTTCCATTATTAACAGGTAAAAAACTTTATTTTAAAGGTATAGTAGTTGAATTACTATGGTTTTTAAAAGGAGATACCAATATTAAGTATTTGGTTGATAATGGTTGCCATATTTGGGATGGTGATGCATATAAGAACTATGAAAGAAGATGGGAAACTGAAGGTAAGCTTTTATCACCACCGGTTAATAAATTTACAAAAGAAGAATTGATTAACGAAATAAAAACCAATCCGATGGTTGCTAAAGAATTGGGTGAATTAGGTCCGATTTATGGTAAACAATGGAGAGCGTGGACTGAATACTATGTTAAAAAATTCAATGGTGGTAATCCTATTATAGTAGAAAGAACCTTAGACCAAATCCAAAACCTAATTAATGACCTCAAAACAAACCCAGATAGTAGAAGATTAATGGTTAATGCTTGGAATGTAGGTGAATTAGATGAAATGGTTCTTCCACCTTGTCATTATGGATTTCAAGTTTATACAAGAGAGTTGAGTGAAGGTGAAAGATACAAAATCTTTGAGGGGAAAGGTTATGAATTTAGAATGAATCAATGGTCTAGAGAAGAACAATATGATAAAGCAGGAATACCCAAACGAGCAATCTCTTTAATGTGGAATCAACGAAGTGTAGATACATTCTTAGGTTTACCTTTTAATATTGCATCTTATGCTCTACTATTAGAAATCATTGCAAAAGAAGTGAATATGATTCCTGATGAATTGATTGGTAATTTAGGTGATGTTCATCTATATAAAAACCATATTGAACAAGCAAAAGAACAACTTACCAGGGAACCATTTAAACTACCTTCTATTTGTTTGGATTATAGAGAAGGGGAGTATAATAGAGATTTGACAGACTTAACACCTGATAATATTGTTCTTTTTGATTATCAATCACATCCAACAATTAAAGCACCTTTATCAAATTAAAAACAAATAAAATTATGAAATCAAATTTAACAGAAAAATTACTAAAAATATGTGGAGATGAAAGTAAAACTTATGGTTGTAATGACAATAAAGGAATTACTAAGCTAACAGAGGAACAAAGAGCTCAAATAGAAAAAGAATTAATCAAGCACTTTAATTTTGACAAAATTGTATGGATGGAACATCCATCGGGTCTTACAGAAGATGGAACAACAGTCATTGTTGCTAAATCTATAAAGATATCAGACTCAGATAATCCAACCTATAAGCATAAAGTAGGTTATATCTACACTTTGATGTTCACTTCAAAAATGTATGAACCTGGAGAGATTTATAAACCAGTAAAAGATGGATGTGTATTCGCACCTATTACTTATAACCCAGAAACGTTTGAACCTAAACAAAGTATTACTTTAACTTGGGGACCTGAGTTTCCCCAAGATATTAATGCACCTCAAAGAACATATGAAGACGATAAACAGATGATTCGTGATATGTTAGAAAAAGTATTAGATAATCCTGAAGAGTATAGACCGATTGGACA